TCGTTCAGGCTTGGTTTTCGAGTTTAGGGGCGGGATAAATGGGGCGGCTGCTAGAGTACCGCGCGGCGGTGATCGCGTCGCTTGATACCCTCCCCGCGTTTCGGACGGTTGCCGCGCACGCCGGGATTTTCAACGCGGCGTCCTTGCAACGGTTTTCGATCGGGACGCCCGCGGCGCTGGTTGCGATTGTCCAGGCGCGGGCCTTGAAGCGGAACAACGTCGGGCAATTTATCGGGCCGGTATCGACCGCGGTCTATTGCTTGGACAAGGACCCCGGCAAGGGCGACGTTTGGGGGCCTGCGCTCGAACTCGCCGAGATCGTTGCGGACCATATCGAGTTGAACCAGTTCGGCCTCGACTACGTCGCGGGCGCCCGGGTTCGGGATATCGACGTTCTTTACTCCCCGGACGTGGACGGCATGGGGCTGTGTATTGCGGGCGTGATGTTCGATCAAGAAATTACGTTCGGCCGCGACCGGCACCGCGAGGACGAGCTTAAGGGCTTCCCGCTGGGCGACGTTGCCGAGCTTGAGGAATGGCCGGAGGACCTCGGCCTATGAGCTGGAACCTTGTTAAAGAGCTTGTGCGCCGGATCGCCGATCTAGAGCGCCGCCTCAATAACGTGATGGTCCCCGCGCGGGTGACCGAGGTCGACGCGAAAAAGGGCCTCATCAAAGTTGCCTACGCGATCGACGAGGAAGGGAACGACGTCATTAGCCCTTGGATCAAGTGGGGCGAAACGCGGGCGGGGAATATCTCGACGTGGAACCCGCCGACGGTCGGGGAGCAGTTGATTTGCTTCTCCCCGGCGGGGGAGTTCGGCGCCCGGACGATTGCCGGGCCGTCGGTGTTTTCTAAGACCTTCCCGCAGCCGCACGACAAGGCGGACGAGCAAAAGACGCAGGTCAAGAAGGGGAACAAGACGTCTCACCAGTTGATGGCGTCGAACTTCCAGACCACGAACATTGACGGCGAGAAGAATATCCACGCCAAGAAGGTAACCCATACCAAGAGGGCATAATGAGCCCGGCCTTACTCGCGGCGCTCAAGGCGTCGTTAGCCGACCCGGCGAAAGGCTGGGCGGCGATCGGCGTGTCCCCGGATGAGGATGGCTCGTCGACGGTTCAGCTTCAATCGCTCACCCTCGGGCTTACGATTGTCGTCACGCGCGAGGCGGTATGGCCGGAGTTCAAGCTCCGGTTTTTTGTCAACGGCTTTGCTTACTCCGCGCAGGACGAGGAGCTTGCTGATCTGATCGAGGCGATGGCCGTCCCGGCTTTGATCGGGGCCGAGGCTGATCTTATCGCTTACCTCAGTTCGGACGTGGGCCTTGCTGCAACCGGGATTGCGTCGGCTGTTAGCCTTGGCGTCCCGGTTCTTTTCGGCCCCGACGGATTGGTTTGCTCGTGAGGAGCTAAATGCCGATCTCGCTTAAACACGCCTTTACCTCCGCCAAGGCGGACGGGCCGGACGCGACGCGCGTTCAGCCGTCGAATTGGAACGCGGAGCACACCATAACGATGGCAACGGGCAACGTCATCGGGCGGACGACGGCAGGCGACGGCGCGGCCGAGGAACTCCCGATTTCGACCTTTGTTCGCACCGACGGCACGATTGACGGGGGGAGCTTCTAAGTAGGGGGCGGCTGTGGCTTTTGACTTTAGCGCCTTCGAGCATACCGCTTATTTCGTCACCAACGACCTTACGGCGACCGGTGTTGCCTCCTCCCCTGCGGTTGCCGCCCCGGCGCTCGGGCAGGTTCATCCCTTTACGACGACCGGGGTTAGTTCGGCGCCTGCGGTAGCCTCGCCAGCTATCGGGCAAAAACACGTTCTCAACGCGACGGGCCTTGCGTCGTCTCCGACGCGGGGTTCTCCGGCGATCGGGCAGGCACACCCGCTAATTGCCAGCGGGGTAACGTCCTCCCCGACGGTGGCCTCGCCTGCTCTGGCGCGGATTGTCAACTGCATCGCGACCGGCGTTACCTCTTCGCCGTCTGTTGCTTCGCCCGCCCTCGTGCGCGTGGCGAACCTTGCAGCGACGGGGATCAAGTCGACCGCAACGGTTGAGCCTCCGGCGTTTCTCCAGCGGCATAACCTTGTCGCCTGGGGCCTTGCGTCGAGCCCGAAGGTCGGCACGCCTTTCCCGTCGTGGACTGCGAACGGGGTTGCCTCGGCACCCACGGTCGGCGTTCCGGCCCTATCGGCCGAACTTTCCCCGGTTGTCGCCATGCTCAAAGCGTCGCTCGACGCCGGGGGCTGGGTGGTAACCGGTGTTTGCCCGCTGACGGACGAGGATGGCCACGGCCACATCGCCTACGCGCTGCGCTCACAGGCCGTCAGCTTTACGGCGGTTCGCGACCTCACGGAAAGCTCCGACAGCCTTTGCCTTTACGTCGGGTCGTTTGCGTATCGAACGCCCGACCCGGCTTTGATCTCCAAAATTGAGGCGTTAGCAGGCCCGGCCCTTGCGGCGGCGGAGGCTGAGTTGATCGCCCAGCTATAACAGGTGGACCTTCGATGCCTTTGATCGCCGACTATATCTTCGACCTTGCCCTGGCCGAGTTCGATCTCAACGCGACGCACTTGTATATCTGCTCGCAGGAGCCGACGACCTTTACGCAGGCGACGTCGACCTACGCGCTGGGCAACAAAACCCCGATCACGGTTGCCGCCCCGTCGGATCGGACGCCGAACGGCCGCAAGGTAACCGTCTCGGCGATTACCGACGGGTCTGTGACCGGCACCGGCACGGCGACGCATTGGGCGATCACCAAAACCACCGGCTCAACGCTGATGGCGACCGGGTCGCTCGCAAGCGGTCAGGCTGTGACGACCGGCAACACGTTTACGCTGGCGCAGTTCGACATCGGTTTCCCTGACGCCGTCTAAGACTTAGGAAGGTGCCCATATGCCTAAGATTACAGACCCCGATCTGCTTACCGACGGCGCGACGGACAACGGCTCGACCGAGGTCTATATCAACACCTCGACCAAGACGATTAAGCTCAACGTCACCGGCAACTTGTCGAACACGGGCGTGCAAGACACGAACGGCGTGACGTTGAAGGCGCTTTATTCGTTCTTGAAGGAAGAGTGGAAGAACGACCCGCACGCGAAGAACCTTGCGGCGTTCCCGTTCCCCATGACCCCGATCACCGACGAGGCGTTCGAGTTCGTCGAGGGCTGGGACCTCTTCAACGACGCGGCGCGGTATCTCATCCGCGACGCCGGGTGGACCGTTAAGAACACCTCCGGCGCAACGACCCAAATGTGGGCCGGGATCATCGGCCTGGGCGCGATTGAGAGCAACGACCAGCTTTACTATCAGCAGGTCTCCGGCGGCTCTCCGATTAACGTCCAGTTGACGGGTCAGGTGAACCAAGCCGTCCAGATTTACAAGGACGACGACGGCGACGGCAACCTCGGCGAGGGTTCGGACTACGACCGCCGCGGTTATTTCGCGCTGTTCGGCCGCGAGCAGGCGCAGAAGTACGGCAAGGCGACCTTGACGGACATCGGTGTTACATCGATGGCCGCGCAGGCGTATCGGTTCCCGATCTCGACCTCGTCTGATGCGATCAAGATTTCCGTGCTCGATACGGCGATCGACGCGAACACGGACGGGACGGCGGACGTTGCGCCCTATTCCGGCATGTCGATTACCTACTACGACACGCCGCAGGTCGTTTCCATCGGCGGGCAGAACCGCAACTTCGGCATTATTATCAACGGCAATAACGGCACGGCCGAGCAGATTTACCAGTTCGTGCAATGGTCGCTGCGCCAGAGCGTCGACATCAACGCGGGCGCTTCGTCCCTGATCGGCAAGGTTCAAGACGAGCTTCTGGAGTTCGTCGGCGACACCTTGAAAACCAAGACGGCGGCCAACCCGGACGGCGGCGGGACCGGCGTTTATATCTCGAATTACCAGTCGGTCGACGAAACCCGCCTCGTGTTCAAGGATAACACCGGGACCGAGCGGACCTATCCGTACAACGCCGTGCTGACGATCAACTTCGGCGACAACCTCAAGAACGACGCCGACGCGAAATACTGGGTTTATTTCTCGACCCTCCCCGGCGCCGGAAACGACTTCGGCGAGGCCGGGGCAATTATTGTCAACGATAAGGACGGCAACCCGATCACGGGCAACGTCAGCGGAGCGTCCTCGATCCAGAAACAGTTCGCCTATGACACCAACGTCCAGGGCGGCAGAACCGCGGGCCAGGACGCGGCGATCACGGTCGTCGGGATCGGCCTGAATACGGGCCAGTATGTGAAGGCGACCGGTACGCTTCAACGCACGACGTCGAACAGCGTCGCGCTCGTCGCCGCTCTGGAGAGAAATTATGCGACCTAAATCAAGGACTTAGCATGAAGTGGACGCAGGATATTAAGCCCGGCACCAAAGAGGGCGCGGCTTCAATCCCGCTGACGCCCCTTGCTAAAACCGGGAAAATCAAGCTCGACCGGCCCGGCCTATTGCAACTCCGTACCGCGCTCCGTAATTTACGGTCGTATTAATCCGGGTGGGGGCGATAATGGATCGGGACGCTTATTTTGCGGGGCTTTTTGACGGCGAGGGGTCGGTCGGCATTTATGCGGTCGGGGACCCTGGGCGCGACAACTGGGCCGTCCGCCTTGCTATTGTCGGCACGCACCGGCCTATGATTGAGGCCGCATGGCATCACTTCGGGGTCGGTCAGTTTTCGATCCAGAAGCGCCAGTCGTTGACACTCCCAAAGGCCGGGGAGGTTGATCCGCGCCTCGGACGGCAGGGCTGGAGGTGGACCGTTACCCGCCGCTTTGAGGTCGACATGGTCCTCAAGCGCATCCGCCCGCTCCTGCTTGAGAAAGCCGGTTCCGCCGATGCGGTCCTTGCTTTTGTAGCTGGGGTGATGACGGGGGCGGAGGCCGCAGAGGCTTGCCGCGCCGCAAAGCGCTTCTCCTACCCTGCCGACCTCGGCGAGCCCCCGCGCAGAAGCACGGGGAGCAAGAGCGAACAGAACCCTATGGCCCGCCTGTCCTTTGCTGCTGCGGAGGATGTTCGGAAGCGCGTTGCCTCCGGCGAGCGGCAGATTGACGTGGCCCGGGCGCTAGGTGTCTCGAAAACAATGATTAGCCGGATCGTCCTCGGAAAAACCTACAAGGACGCGCCGCGTTTCTATCAGAACGCATAACGTGAGGGTGCCGCATGACAGCCTTTACCGTCAACGGCGGCGCAACGACGAACTGGGACACGCTAACCGGCGGCTCGACCAACGCGACGCTGGACAGCTACGCGATCAGCAACAACACGACGCTGTTGATCGACACGGACAGCTACCAGTGCGCGAACCATTCGGCCGCCTTCGGGTCGCTTGATACCGTCACCTTCTCGGGCGTCGGCGGCAAGCTCAAGATCGACGGCACGAACGTCCGGGTGATCCCGTACAACACCGGCACCGGCAACGTCCCGGCGATCGGCACGTCCATCACGCAGGGCGGCGTGTCGGGGTACTTCCTCGGC